CGAAGCGCTGCTGCAGAAAAAAGCGGGTATGGACCCCCGGTACTGGAACGCTCAGTACATGCAGCAGCCGACCTCGGATGCGGCGGCGGTAATTAAAAGAGAATACTGGAATGTCTGGGAAGCCGAAGACCCGCCCAAGTGCGAGTGGGTTATTCAGACATGGGATACGGCGTACGAAGCCAAGACAACCGCCGACTTCTCCGCGTGTACTACGTGGGGCGTGTGGCATAACGACGAAGATAACGGCAACGCGCACATAATCCTGCTCGACGCGTTCAAAGACAGGATGGAGTTTCCAGAGTTAAAGCAGGTTGCGTATAAGCACTGGAAGAAATGGGAACCTGACGCGTTTGTTATTGAGAAGAAAGCCGCAGGCGCGCCGCTCATTCAGGAGCTTAGGGCCATGGGTATCCCAGTGGCTGAATACACGCCGTCACGCGGCAACGATAAGGTGACTCGGGTCAACGCGGTGTCGGATATGTTCTTCTCGGGGCGCGTCTGGGCACCCGATACGCGCTGGGCGCGCGATGTAATTGAGGAAGTTGCTGCGTTTCCGGTAGGCGAAAACGACGACTACGTTGATACTACGTCCATGGCGCTGCTCAGATTCAGGCAGGGCGGGTTAATTAGGCTTGAGTCGGACGAGAAAGACGAACCGGTATTCTGGCGCTCGCGTCGAGCCGCCTATTATTGAGAATTATTTAGGAAAGATAATTAGTCATGGCAAATAATATGGATAAGGCTCTCTACCAAGCCCCGGAAGGCTTGGAATCCGCGCAAGAAGAGCCTATTGAGATCGAAATTGTTGATCCCGAAGAGGTAAATATTGGTATTGGCGATCTGGAGATCGAAATTGACCCGGACGCGCAGGATGAGTCCGAGTTCAGCGCCAATTTGGCCGAGAAAATGGAGGAAAACGAACTCGATACGCTCGCAACCGACCTCTTGGACGACATCGAGAACGATCTGGCGTCGCGTAAAGACTGGGAAGATACATATAAGGAAGGCATTAAGCTGCTGGGCCTTCAGTACGAGGAGCGCTCAGAGCCTTGGGAGGGCGCTTGCGGGGTGTTTCACCCCATGATTACCGAGGCAGTCGTTCGTTTCCAGTCTGAAACAATTATGGAGACGTTCCCGGCGGCAGGCCCGGTCAAGGCCAACATCGTTGGCGCGCCCACTAAAGAGAAAGAAGAAGCCTCCAAGCGCGTTGTTGACGACCTCAACTACCAGTTGATGGATGTCATGGTGGAGTTTCGCCCCGAACACGAGCGCATGCTGTGGAATCTGCCGAGCGCAGGCAGCGCGTTCAAAAAAGTTTACTACGACCCGTCGATGGAGCGGCAGACAAGCCGTTTTGTGCCCGCAGAGGACGTAATTCTGCCTTACGGGGTGTCGGATACGAGTACCACGGAGCGCCTTACGCATAGGATGCGCAAATCCGAGAACGAACTCAAGCGGTTAATGCACGCCGGGTTCTATAAAGACGTTGATCTTGGCGAACCGACCAAGAATACCAACGATCTGCAGAAGGCTAAAGACAAAGAAACCGGGTTTAGCGCCGATAACGACGACCGCTACGAGCTTTATGAAGTCCACGCCCTGCTGGAATTGCCGGGGTTTGAGGACGAAAATGATGGCTTGGCGTGCCCATATGTTGTGACAATCCTGAAAGACACTCAGGAGATCCTGTCGATCCGGCGTAATTGGTACGAAGACGACAAGAAAAAAGCGAAGCGCGATCACTTCGTACACTACCAATACATCCCCGGCTATGGATCGTATGGGTTCGGGCTGTTCCACCTCGTTGGTGGGTTCGCAAAGAGCGCGACCTCAATCATGCGGCAGTTGGTGGACGCAGGCACGCTGAGTAACCTGCCCGGAGGGCTTAAGTCTAGAGGGTTACGCCTAAAGGGTGATGACACTCCCATCGCTCCGGGTGAATGGCGCGATGTGGATGTGCCCAGCGGGGCTATCAGAGACAATATTTTGCCGCTGCCCTATAAGGAGCCAAGCGCCACTCTGTATAACCTGCTCAACACAATCGTTGAAGAGGGCCGCCGATTCGCTGCCACCGCTGATCTTAAGATCGCGGATATGTCGGCTAACACCCCTGTGGGGACCACGCTGGCGATTCTTGAGCGCATGCTCAAGGTCATGAGCGCCGTGCAGGCGAGGGTTCACTTCGCGTTTAAGCAAGAGCTGCGGCTGCTGGCAGGGATAATCCGGGACTACGCCCCGGCGGCGTATGAGTTTGAGGTTGCAGATAACCAGCAGAAGGCCCGCAAGAGCGACTTCAGCCACGTTGACATTATCCCGGTGAGCGACCCCAACGCGGCCACAATGAGCCAGCGGGTTGTGCAGTACCAAGCCGTCATGCAGATGGCGCAGCAGGCCCCCCAGATTTACGACTTGCCGCAGTTGCACAGGCAGATGCTGCAGGTGCTCGGGATAAAAGAAGCTGCGAAGCTGGTGCCGGTCGATGACGACCAGAAGCCGCGTGACCCGGTGTCGGAGAACGGCAACATCCTGAAGATGAAGCCGGTCAAGGCGTTCCTGTATCAAGACCACCAAGCGCATATCGCCGCGCACACGGCGATGATGCAGGACCCGGCGATTGCCGCCCTGATTGGACAGAACCCGCAGGCGCAAGCCATTCAAGCCGCGCTCATGGCGCACGTTGCTGAGCACGTTGGGTTCTCATACAGGCAGCGTATTGAGAAGGCGCTGGGTGTGGCGCTGCCCGCTCCCGATGCTGACTTGCCGCAGGAGCTTGAGCTTGAGATGAGCAGAATGGTCGCTGAAGTTGCGCCCCGTCTTGTGGCTGAGAGCCAAGCCCAAGCTGCCCAGCAGCAGGCTCAGCAGGCGCAGCAGGACCCGATCATCCAGATGCAGCAGCAGGAGTTGCAGATCAAGCAGGCCGATGTTCAGCGCAAGCAGCAGAAGGACATGGCTGACATCCAGATCAAGCAGCAGGAGTTGCAGATTAAACAGGCTGAGCTTGCTGGCAAGCAGCAGCTTGAGGGTGTCAAGTTATCCCACCAGTCCGCAGAGACGCAGAAAAAAGGGCAGTTGGACTTGTTTAAAGAAATGATGCGCTCCCGCGCTAAAGGAGGCGGTAATGGACAGAACTCTTGAACTTCTGCTGTCTAAAGTGCGGGATGACTTGTACGCCAGACGAAATGCGCTGACCGAAGGCCAATGCGGCACCTTCGATCAGTACCGGGAACTCACAGGGATTATTCGGGGTCTGATCCTTGCCGAGCAACACATAATTGACCTCGCACGAACCATGGAAGACGCAGATGACTGAAGAAAAAACCGCAGCAACACAATTGCCCCATCCGCAGGGGTACAAGCTGCTGTGCGCCGTACCAGAAGTAGAAGATAAGTTTGAGTCTGGAATCCTTAAAGCGGACTCTTCAGTGCGAATTGAAGAGCACAGCACGGTAGTGCTGTTTGTCCTGAAGGCTGGCGATATGGCATATAAGGACACGGATAAGTTTCCTACGGGGCCATGGTGTAAAGAGGGCGACTTCGTTATTACCCGCGCTTACGCGGGTACGCGCCTGAAGATTCATGGCCGAGAGTTCCGGCTTATTAACGACGATACCGTCGAAGCCGTGGTTGAAGATCCCCGTGGCATTACCCGCGCTGGTTAAGGAGTGACAAATGGCAGAATATAAATTTCCGGACGAAGAAACCACCGACGCCGATGTCAATATTGACATCGAAGCGGAAGGCGATATTGAACTTGAGGTAGTTGACGATACGCCTGAGACAGACCGTGGGCGTAAGCCGCTGGACAAAGAGCCTGACGAAGTTACCGACGAAGAGGTAGCTACATACAGCGATAAGGTTCAGAAGCGCATCAAGGAGCTTGCGCACTCAAAGCACGACGAACGCCGTGCTAAAGAGGCTGCTCTGCGTGAAAAAGAAGAAGCTGTTAAGTTTGCGCAGCAGATTTTTGAAGAGAATAAAAAGCTGCGGGCTGGCTTGGCGGATAACCAGTCCCAGAACGTAGAGCTTATTAAGGCGAAAGCCGGTTCTGAGCTTGATATTGCGCGCCGCAAGTATAAAGAAGCGCAAGAATCAATGGACCCGGACCAGATCCTTGAAGCTCAAGAGGCGCTGACCGAAGCAAAGATTCGATTGAATCAAATTGAATCTTATCGTCCACCCTCTTTACAAGAAAAAGAAGATACGGTATATACTGAATCCGTACCTCAAAACGTCAATACTCCAGACGAAAAGGCTACGCGCTGGCAAGCGCAAAACCCTTGGTTTGGCGAAGATGACGAAATGACCAGTTTAGCGCTTGGGGTACATCGTAAACTGGTATCCGCTGGTATTGACCCGCGCACTGATGTTTACTACGAGCGTCTGAATGCTCGCATTAGAGAGATATTCCCCGATAAGTTTGGGGGACCCCGCACCGACAAAAAGCCTGCAAGCGTCGTTGCGCCAGCCACGCGTACAACTGGAGCCAAGAAAATTAGGCTGACCCAGACGCAGGTGGCATTTGCAAAACGGATCGGAGTCCCGTTAGAAGACTACGCTAAAGAGATCGCTAAACTAGGAAGAGAAAATGGCTGAGAATCGTGCTGACCGTGGACTTACTAATCGTGACGCAGATGTCCGCGAGAGAAAAGTTCGTCAGTGGCAACCCGCTGCCACCCTTCCTGATCCGGCCCCACAGCCGGGGATGAAGTTTCGTTGGAATCGTACTGCCATTCTTGGGCAACCTGACCCGACTAATATGTCGAGCAAGTTGCGCGAGGGCTGGGAGCCGGTTAAAGCGGAAGACCATCCCGAAATGATGCTGTCTCCGAATCCCTCGGGGAATCTCGAAATTGGCGGTCTTATGCTTTGCAAGACTCCTGAAGAGTTTGTGGAGCAGCGCGACACGCATTACAACAAGCAAAATCGCGCGCAGATGGATTCGGTTGATAACACGTTCTTCCGTGAAAACAATCCGAAGATGCCGCTGTTCAAAGAACACCGGTCCGAAACCTCGCGCGGTGCTTTTGGTACAGGTTCATCTAAACTTTAATTTTTGGAGGCCATAAATGGCTGCAACTAACTCCCCTTACGGGCTAAGGCCCGTAAACCGTGTTGACGGTATGCCGTACGCTGGTGCCACTCAGGCTTTCCTGATTGACCCGGCTGGGTACGCCACCAACATTTTTAACGGCTCTGTCGTTATTCTTAACGCCAACGGTTATATCAACATCTCGACCGCTACTGGCGCTGATATCACTACCAATAACCTTGGTGGTAACGGCGTTGGTGCAATCGGTGTTTTCGTTGGCTGCGAGTATATTAACGCTCAAGGCCAAACGATCAACGCCCAGTATTACCCTGCTAATACGACCGGTGTTGTCAAAGCGTTTGTCGTGACCGATCCGAATGTGGTCTTCCAAGCGCAGGCTGCTGGATCGCTCGCCCAAGCTGATCTTGGCGTTAATACCTTCTTCTCCGCTGTTCAGAGCACCAGCACGGGTTCAACCCGCACTGGCAACTCGACTAGCGCCCTGTCTACCTCGGTTCAGGCTGCTGCCGCTGCGTTCCGCATCGTCGGTTTTGCCTCTACTCCCGGTGACAATTTTACGGATGTGCTGGTTAAGTTTAATCCCAGTGCCCATTCGTATATGAACAACGTTGGCCTGTAAGGGGTAATTAAAAATGGCAATCTCACGTTCCCAACTACTTAAGGAACTGCTCCCCGGCCTGAACGCTCTGTTCGGCATGGAGTACAACCGCTACGGCGAAGAGCACAAGGAAATCTACGAAGTCGAGAGTTCCGAGCGTTCGTTCGAAGAAGAAACCAAGCTGTCGGGCTTCGCTCCCGCCCCGGTGAAAGCCGAGGGTTCGGCGATCACCTATGACAACGCGCAAGAAGCATGGGTTGCTCGTTACACCCATGAAACCATTGCGATGGGCTTCTCTCTGACCGAAGAAGCTGTCGAAGACAACCTGTATGACTCGCTGTCGGCTCGTTACACCAAGGCTCTGGCCCGTGCAATGTCCTACACCAAGCAAGTCAAGGGCGCTTCGGTGCTGAACAACGCCTTTACGGCTGGCTTTACTGGTGGCGACGGCGCGCTTCTTTGCGCTGGTACTTCGACTACGACCGGTCACCCGCTGGTTAGCGGTGGTTACAATCAGAATCGTCCCTTTACCGGCGTCGATCTGAACGAAACCTCGCTGGAAGCGGCTGTTATTCAGATCGCTGCTTGGACTGATGAGCGCGGCATGCTGATTGCGGCTAAACCCCGCAAGCTGATTATCCCGCCGTCGTTGATGTTCGTTGCAAAGCGTCTGCTGGAAACGGAACTGCGCGTCGGCACGACCGACAATGACATCAACGCTCTTAAGGCGATGGGGTCCATTCCGCAAGGTCACACGGTTAACCACTTCCTGACCGACCCGAATGCTTGGTTCCTGCTGACTGACGTTCCCAACGGCATGAAGCACTTCGTTCGTACTCCCATGTCCACCGGCATGGATGGTGACTTTGATACCGGCAACGTCCGTTACAAAGCCCGCGAGCGTTATAGCTTCGGCTGGTCTGACCCGCTCGGTATCTGGGGTTCGCCGGGTTCGACTTGATTAGATCAAGTCTGGGGAAAAGGGGCTTCGGCCCCTTTTCTTTTTATAGCTTGTGTGGTAGTTTCTAAATATCCAAGATCACTTGCCTATCGACTGGCTTGGCAGACTTACCCCTTAAGCCG